CTAAATTTCCCATTAGCAGATATAGCTTGCGCTGGCTTAATTCGAGCGCCAAAGAAACTGTCATGCAAAGACAGGGACCGGAAACCCTTGAGCTGCAAGAGGTACTTAGCAACTATCCTTAACAGGACGACGATCGGATATGCCTTCATACAACCGGTTTTGCTATTTGAAAAGAATTGATAACCAAGGCTAAAAGAAGGGAGAAACACCCTACGTTTGTACGCATGTTAGCGTATGTTGTACAAACCGCCGTCGTATAAGAAAGACGGAGCTCGAGGTACCGGACGACCGCCTCTGTAACTGCTCCAACGCTAAGTGACTGTGCTACTCAGATAATGCCCAGATTATATTTTTTCGCCCGGAGACGGGCGAAGTGTGACCGATTAATCTAGATAATATATAAGTGCCTAAGCATCACAAGTTTACTTCGTAAACTTTCTTTTGCGCTTCGCTTTTCTTTAAAAGCAAAAGATATGTCTGTTCGAGCGAAAGCGAAGAACAGTTGAACGCAGTTCAACTTAAATAAATAAAGCAAAGGAATAAATCTTAGATATTGTAAATGAAGAAAATACTCTGACTGAGGCTCCGATGGGAGGATTGAGCTCCATTGGAAATAAAATAGCAAGTAAATTTGGTAGTGGTCAAGCAACTGGTAGAATAGAAACTGGTAATATTGCTAATCAGCTAAAGAAGGAGTTTGACATCTATCTTGGAAAGACTGGTCAAGAAGCAGACTCAAATGCGGTATTATCTTTCCTACAGAGTAAGGG